AATTCCTGATTAAAGATTTCCAAATACATTAGTATAATCCACAAAATATGTATCGCTTTTTATCAGATTTCTTTAGAACTGGTATAAATCGATTTATACAAAAAAAAAGCCTGATACAACATCAGACTTCCGAACATATCCAATGCGCTTGACGGCGCAAAAGCTGAACCTTTGCAACCGTCACCACTGACAGCGCCTTCCACCAGTTTGAGATCAACCTTGCAATTCTCTCCTGAGTAATTCATCACTAAAACCAGATGATCGTCGTCGTACAAATAGACGGAATTTAGGAACGTATCGACCAACATAATGCGATACGCCTCGTCGTTTATATCTCCAGAGCGGAACCTCTCTAAAAAATAGATAATTTGATCTCGCTCAAACTCTGGCTCCGCTAAGAGCTCGTGAGCTATTCCTTTTTCAATGTCCGCACGATCAGCCTCCAGCTCCATGAGCCGGGTTTTTGTACTCGGGGTAATTATGCCGGCTTCAATGGCTGCCAGCATGTTGCTGATTGCTTTCTCGTTTTCTTTTTGCCGGATCTCCAGCGCGTGGAGGCCGGACTGATCCTTTTCTCTTTTCTGGTACTCCATGACACGATCGGCAATCTGCTCGATCAGTTCGTCGTTGTGTACGATTTTGACAAGCTCTCCGACAACAAGGTCCTCGATCCAGTCTTTAGGCACCGACTCCTTCTTACAGCTCCGGCCGCGCTTGCGCTTCGTGCATGAGTAATAGGCGTAGGCTTTCCCAGTGTGGCTGGTGCCGCCGTCGCCTATCATCGGAGAACCACAAAGCCCGCAAAACAATTTTGTTGTAAGCAGGAAATTTTGCGCCTTGCCTCTGGCCGGTGCGTCGTGGTTTATTTTTAGCATTTTCTGAACCCTCTCAAATAGATCCCGATCGGTAATTATGGCCGGGATCCCATTCTCGACATAAATGTCCTCATACTCATAGACACCAATATATTTTTTATTCGATAGAATACGCCGGAGGCTGTTTTTGTTGAATTTACCGCCCCGACTCGTCCGGTAGCCCTCCGAGTTTAGTCTCTCGTATATATCCTTCGCGCGCTCGCCCTCGGCATATTCCTCGAAGATCCTGCGAACGATAGTGGCCTCGGCCTGATCTATCATATAGCGACCGTCTGGGCCGGTTTTCAACCCGAGGCAGGTCTTTCCCAGCGTTTTGAGCTCCAGCGCGCTGTCATAGTTGCCGCGCTTCACGTTCTGGGCGAGGTTTTCGCTGTAATACTCAGCGTAGCCCTCCATTACTGACTCTAATATAATACCCTCCGGGCCGTCCGGTATGGTCTCTTTTGCGTAGAAAATACGGATCCCGTTCTTTTTGAGCTTATATTTATACATGGCTGAGTCGTACCGGTTCCGGGCAAAACGGTCCATTTTCCAGAGCAGCACGCAGTTAAAGCGGCCCTTCTCGCTGTCCTTCATCATTCTTTGAAAGTCTGGCCGCCGGTCCACTCGTCCAGTCATTGCCTTGTCGATGTATTCGCCTATGACAATAATGCCGTGCTTTTTGGCGAACTCGTAGCAGTCGCGGAGCTGTCCCTCGATCGACTCCTCACGCTGGCCGCTGCTGGAATATCTTGCGTATATGACCGCCCGTAATGGCTCTACGCCGCAGGAATTATCCGAGCCACCTCCTGCGGCATATTTTCGAGCCGTGTTTTTACTTGTCGGCATTATCCTGAGCGCCTGACTCTATTACGGTATAGCCGTAAGCTCTGGCAGTCTCGGCCGCTGCCTCCCGCTGCTCCTCCAGAGAAGCCTCTGCAAGATCAGGATCCGGCTGTCTGGTATACTCAGCAACCTTCAGACCAACCACCGCGCCGGTGCTGTCGGTGAATTTGTTGCAACAGATCATAACCATGTCAATGATCCAGCCGAAGCCCAGACCACCGACGGTGAAAATATAAAGGACTCCGGTGCCGACCTTGCCAACATAGAAGCGGTGAGCCCCAAAGAAGCCGAGGAACACGCAGAGGGCAAGAGTTACCCACTTGTTTTTATTTGAGGCCACCACGGCGGCAGCAGGCGCCTCCTGAGAGGTGGATCCGGCAGCAGTCTGGCCCGTTTTCTTACTTGTTGAGTAGGAAAGCCCGGTACCCGGGATCCCTACCGTTGTTGTCACCCGGCCGCTGGTGCTGAATGTTTTCTTGAAACCCTTCGGGCCGATTGATATGCTTGCACTCTTTGCGCTCAGGTTCAGGCGAACACCCGGCGCGATCTTTTTACTCTTTCTAAATCTCATTCCCATATATAAGGACCTCCTTCGCTTTTATTGTAACCGATCATCGGCCGGAGTTCTGGGCCGGCCGCGTCGGTTATGTAAAATCAAGTTTTATAACATTTCCCTCTCGGGAAGTTCGGGGGCGTTTCTTGTGGTAATTTATGCCATTTTTTCGTTGTCCCCTTTTTCGTCCATACCTAAAGCCCTTAACACGATTTGCTTGTCGATCGTGTCGCTCTTTCTATACCTCAGTATGATCTCGCGCTCCTGATCGGTCAAATGTATGTCGGTCTTTTTAGGTGTGGGCGTTTCGTCGCCAAATACTCCGAGAATATTATCAACGCCGTACAGCTTGCACAATTTCAAAAATGTAAAAGCGTCCGGCTCCGACTTTCCTATCTCCCAAGAACCTAAAGTGCTTTTATTCTTTAGGCCCAGCTCGTCGGCGACTTGCTGCTGGGTAAAACCCTTGCTGTCTCGTAATTCTCTCAATTTACCCCCGAGCTCTTTGCTCGCCATGTCCTGTTCACCTCCTTCCTTCCTATACCAATATAACATGGAAATAGTCGCCGGTCAATTATAAAGTTGAATATTTCAATCAAAAAGTGTTGACAATCGAATAATTCAACCGTATAATAAACTCAAGGTTGAAATATTCAACCAAGGAGGTGAGAACATGAACGAATACATTGCCAAGTATCTGAAAAACAAAATCAACGAAACGGGTATCACTTACAGAAACGTATCAAAAAAAACCGGTATCGAGTACCAACGCTTAATGAGAATATTCAACCAGAACGCAGTTATTTCAGCGTCCGAGCTTATTGCTCTTTGCAATGTCCTCGGAATTGAGCCGACAGTTTTCTACTCAGCAATGAGTCAGCAGGCTGCGGTATAGGAGGCCAACACATGAAAAGAAAAGACTACTACCCTTCTTATATACCGCGCAAGTGGATCCACTTCGCTGAGCATGGCAGAAAATACCGGATCCGCAAGAAATACCGCAACCGGATCCTGCAAACCGTAAGCAGCCACCCCTCAGATTTTGAGACGGTCCTCTTTAATGTAATGCAGCACACAAGCCGCAGCGGAATGACCACCGCGGAACTTTGCCGAGGTCTCACCGCCCCGCCGCTCCCTGATTATTTTAGAGACTGCTCCCCAGACGACGGCATACAGATCCCGGACGATATTAGACAGCTCAGCGAGAAGCTCGAGGAGCTCAGGGAAACCATAGAGCGAGCCTTCACTCCGGTGCTCGACTGGCTCACGGAGCTGGCCGGCAAAATTGTGAAGATTGTACGCGACGCGGTGGACCGTATCTGGTGCAATGATCGCCACTGGTGGTACATGGCAGAACACCACAAAAAGCGCCGGATCCGTAAGAAGTACAGAACCAAGATCAAACGCATGGCAAGAGACAGAGCCCGCAAGCTGCTCCACTCTCTCGGGTGTGATACCCCAGAGGAGCAGGACGACACCGAGGCCAGCGACGACGAGGAGGTCCCTTAATGGCAAGAAAGAACTCACAAGCGAGACAAGCAGCCTGCCGGATATGCGGCAAGGACTGGCAGATCAGCGCTTTGGCCGTTATCCCTCCGAGTGGGTACGTCTGCCCGGTGTGCGAAACCAAGCAGAGGAAGGAGCGACTTTATGGCAATGAAAACACTCAAAAGCGTGGGATCCAGAACCCCGCAAAATATCAACATCGAACTCGATACACTCCCGGAAAATGAGAGCGACGCGCTCTGCAGGACAATAATCAGCGGAATGTCGAGAGCGTTCGAGGATCCTGCCGTTATGGCAGACTATCAAAACTGGAAGAAACAGAGACAACAAAGAAAGGAGGCAGCAGCCCTATGAAATACATGGGAAGCAAGGCGAAAGTCGCCCGCTACATCGTGCCGATCATTCAGAAACAGATCGAGCGCTCCGGCTATGAGACTTATCTCGAGCCATTCTGCGGCGGCTGCAATGTGATCGACAAGATCGAAGCCCCGCAGCGGATCGCCAGCGATTGCAACAAGTACCTGATCGCCCTCATGCAGCACATTCAGGCAGGCGGCGAGCTCCCGGGCTACATAGAGCGCGAGGAATACGCCAAAGTCCGACACAACCGCAAGGACTACCCAGACTGGTACG